TCGAGGAAGCGACGGAACTTCAGGCGGAAGACATCGACATTCTGGACGACCGCCTTCGCGGCGATCTGTCCGATAACGCGAATCTGTTCTATCAGATCACCCTGACCTTCAACCCGGTCAGCGCGAAACACTGGATCAAGGGCCGATACTTCGACAAGAGCGACCCGGACGTCCTGACACACCATTCCACATACAAACAGAACCGCTTCATCGACCCGGCCTATTATCGCCGCATGGAGCGCCGGAAGACCGAAGACCCGGAAGGATACCGCGTCTATGGCCTGGGCGAATGGGGCGAACTGGGCGGCCTGATCATAACGAACTTCGAGGTCCACGACTTCCCTGTCACCAGGGACAGCTTCGACGGCTTCTACTACGGCCAGGACTTCGGATACAATCACGCGAACGCGATCCTGGGCGTGGGATGGAAGGACGGCGAACTGTATGTCTGTTCAGAAGTCTACTGCTTCGAGAAGGACACGGTCGAGATCATCGACCTGGCGAACAAGGCCGGCGTCGACAAGCGCGTCGAAATGTTCTGCGATTCCGCCGAACCCGACCGGATCAAGACCTGGTCCCGCGCTGGATTCCGCGCCGGTCCTGTGAAGAAGGAGCCGGGAAGCGTGAAAGCACAAATCGACTGGCTGAAGGGCCGGAAGATTCACATTCACCCGTCCTGTGTGAACACCCTGAAGGAAATCCAACAATGGAAATGGAAGAAGGACAACGCGTCCGGCCTGTATATCGACGAACCCGTCGAATTCATGGACGACGCGATGGCCGCCCTTCGATATTCCGTCGAACGACTTCGCCGCGGGTCGGCGATTCAAGTTTTGAAATGAAGGTGAACGAAAATGGCTGAAGTGTCCGTAATGGATCAAATTAACATGGTTTTGTCCGACCCGACAAAGGCGACCATGACAATGGACCAGATCGTCAGCGAAACGATCCGCGAATTCCGGTCTTCGCCGGAATATCACCGCATGGAGGAAGCGGAAAAGTATTACAGGAACCGGTCTGACGTTCAGTCGAAGACCAACACGATCGCCCAGCGGTCGAACACGAAGATCGAACACCCCTTCCTGTGGAAGTTCGTCGGACAGAAGGCCCGGTATCTTCTGGCGAAGCCCTGGTCGGTCGTCTGCGACAACAAGGCGTATTCTGAAGCCCTGAACGACGTCTTCGACAAGACCTTCCGCCGGAAGATCAAGTCCCTGGGTAAAGGCGCCGTCCGGTCCGGGATCGCATGGCTTCAGCCCTACTTCAACGACGGGAAGCTGTCGTTCATGCGGATTCCTTCGACCGAACTGATCCCGATCTGGAATGATTCTGAACATACCGACCTGTACGCGTTCATTCATGTCTACGATCAGACGGTTTACATCGGGACCCGGAAACACATCATCACACACGCGGAATTCTGGTGGCCCGGCGGCGTCAGGTGGTACAAAACCGACGCCTATTCCGGCGGCGCCGCGGCCGGCGACTTCCATGTCGACAAGGATCACGGCGCGGAAGAAACCGACTGGGCGGAACCCCATTTCCAGATCGGGGACCAGGCGTATAACTGGGAGATCGCGCCGATCGTATGGCTGAAGTATAACGAAGATGAAATCCCCCTGTGTTACTTCGTGAAGGACCTGATCGACGACGTGAACTGGCAAACGTCAGTGACCGCCGACACCCTTCGGGACATCGCGAAATTCATCTATGTCCTTCGTGGATATGGCGGCCAGGACCTGGGCGAATTCGTGAAGGAACTTCAGAACGCCCTGGCGATCAAGGTCGACACCGACGGCGGCGTGGACAAGCTGAACGCCGACCTGAATATCGACGCCGTCATGGCCTTCCTGGACAAACAGCGCCGGGACCTGTACGACTTCGCGTCTTCCGTGGACACGAAGGACCCGGACCTGGGGAACGCCAGCGGGACCGCGATCGAATTCAGGTATATGGACCTTCAAGGGGACTGTGAAGACCTGGGCGACGAACTGAAAGACACCTTCCAGCGCCTGAAGATATTCCTGGACGCCTACTTCCAGATCATCGGGAAGGGCGACTTCACCGGCGAAGACTTCGACATCATCTTCAACATGGATATGCCCGTCAATGAAACTGACGTGATCAACAACGTCAGAAACAGCGACGGGATCGTCAGTAAAAAGACCATGCTTCAGAATCACCCCTGGGTCGAAGACGTCGACGAAGAACTGGCCCAGATCGAGAAGGAGAAGAAGGAAGCCGCTGAACAGTTCGGCGAAGGTCTATTCGACGACCACCTGGGAGCCGGGAACGACCCGGCTGATCCTGACGACAAGAAGGACGGCGGTCTGAATGGCAATTCCGAGTAAAGAATACTGGGCCGAACGCGCGATTCAGCGCGAACAGGAATCGGCCGCATACGGCGCCAGGGCGACCGCGAAACTTTTCCGGGAATACGAGAGGGCCGCGAAGCAGATTCAGAAGGAAATCAGTTCCTTCTATGCGAAGTACGGGAACAAGTACGGCCTGTCCTACGAAGACGCCGTCCGCCTTCTGACGCGGTCCGAATTCCGGGACTGGCGCGGGACCCTGGCCGACTATATGGAACAGATCGCCCAGGCCCAGGACGCGACCACAAAGGCCCTTCTGACGGCCCAACTGGACGCCCTGTCCGCGAACAGTCAAATTTCCCGCCTGGAAGCCCTTCAGGGCCAGATCAGTTTGATCCTGGGGGACCTGTACGACCGCGGCGTCCAGCAGATGAAGGACGAATTCGGGGACACCTTCGTTCAGTCCTATTACAAGAAATCCTTCGATATCCAGTCCAGGGCCGGCTTCTTCAATGAGATTGCGAAGATCGACGCCGGTATCATCGAAGACGCCGTCACATATCCCTGGTCCGGCGCGAATTTCTCCGAACGCCTGTGGAAGAATACGAACGCCCTGATCTTCGGGTCCCGTGAAATTCTGACCCAGGGACTGATCCAGGGGAAGTCGGTCCCGACGATGGCGAAGTCCCTGTCGTCCTTCATGGGCCAGTCCTACAAGGCCGCGGAACGCCTGATCAGGACGGAAACGAACAACTTCCACAACCAGGGCGAACTTCGCGCCTATCAGGCACACGGCGTCCTGTGGTATGAGTACATGGCCGGTCTGGATGAACGGACCTGTGAGGTCTGCGGCGGCCTGGACGGCCAACACTTCAAGGTCGACGACGCTGTCGCCGGGACGAACTACCCGCCTATGCACCCGAACTGTCGGTGTACGACCGTTGAATGGGACCCGGAAGACGAAGCTGACTGGGCCGCGTCCGGTCTGGAAATGCCGAAGACCACGTCGTACAAGGAATGGTATGACGAACAGGTCGCCCGGAACGGTCAAGGGTCCGTTGAAATCGAGCGGAAAAAGGCGTATAATATCACCGCGGACAAGGAACAGTATTCCAACTACATCGACCGACTGGGTGACGACGCCCCTTCCACCTTCGAGGAATTCCAGACCATGAAATATCAGGACCCGGACGAATGGAAGGAACTGAAGTCCTTCTATTCCTACAAGGGCCGCGTCGCCGAAGCGACGAAGAACGACTTCAAGGTCTATACCGCCGTCAAGGCGACCGGGATATATGGAACAGTCCGTGTCCCGCCGGCGCCGGTCGACGTGTCGTCCCTGGCGTTCGACGCGGCACACGTTGCCCTGAAGCATGACGCGACGGAATCGGAATCCAGGTCCTACATAGAAACCGCCCTGTTTTCCCTGAAGCGAAAGCACCAGTCCGGGAAGACCTTCACGAACTACTATTCCAGTGATGGCGCTTCCTACGTCTACGACGACGGGAAACTGATCAGGACCGCCTTCAAGCGGACCCAGTTCGACAAGAAGACGGAAAGAGCCGTAAAGGAGGCCGAAAATGCAATTTGAAGACTTCGTCTGTCCCCTTCTGAATAGGACCCTGGACGTTTTGGAGTGCTTCGACGTCGCTATGGTCGCCGAAGACGGCGCCCCGGACAGTACCCTTCCGGCGGAACTCCGTGACAAGGGTCTGACCCAGAAGCAGAAGGAAACCTGTCTGAAGTGTAAGTTCCACATCGAATAGTGAAGCCGATCGGATCATTCCGGCCGGCTTTTCTTATGCCCTTTTTTCGGAAATCACCCGCCTTCCCTGGCGGGTCTTTTCATATTCAGCCGCACCCGTCCGGCGACCAGGCTGGACCGTAAAGCGCGTGGAAGTCGCTATATAAACACCGGAATCAAAAGGAGGAAATCAGCATGATCCACGACACTATCAAGAACGCCCTGGGGGCAGACCTGACCGCGCAAGTCGAAACCGCCCTGAAGGGGAAGGGTAAAGACGGGAAGGACCTGGACCTGGTCGTCGGGAACGACGGGTCGTTCGTACCGGCTGAAAAGTACAACGGCGCGAACACCGGCAAGACCAGCGCCGAAAACGCGCTGAAGGCGGCCGCCGAAGCCCTGAAGGCGATCGGCGGGTCTGGCGACCCGGCGAAGATCGCCGACGACGTGAAGAAGGCCCAGGACACGATCAACACCCTTCAGACCAACCACACCGCGGAACTGTCGAAGATTCAGAAGTCGACCGCGCTGAAGCTGGGCCTGGCCGGAATGGCCCACGACCCTTCCGACGTGATCGCCCTTCTGAACATGGACCAGGTCGAGGTCGACGAAAGCGGCAACCTGAAGACGAAGCTGGACGACCTGATCAAGCCGATCAAGGAATCGAAGCCCTATCTGTTCAAAGAAGCCGATCCCGCAAACCCCGACATCAAGGGCGCGAAACCCGCCGACGTCGGCCAGAACAAAGGCGCCAACACGCCGAAGGCCGCCGACGGCCCGGTGATCATGTGATCGCCGAAAACCATCATTGAGAAAGGAAGTATTTCATCATGGCAAGAACAAAAGCAATTTCCCTGATCCAGTCCGGGTCCACTAAGGTCGAACTGTCCGAAGTGTCTGGCCTTGTGATCGAGAACATCCAGAAGGACACCCTGGCGAACGGCCTGAAGTCCCAGTCCTACACCGGCAACCCGACCAGCGGGTCCGTCGAGTACAAGCGTTTCAAGAACAGCGCGTCCCAGGCATACGGAACCGCCAGAACCAACGGCAAGGGCGACGCGATCACCGTCCCCCCGACCACCGTCAACCTGGACACCCACAAGGAGATCGTCGAGGAAGCCGCGAAGTTCGATCTGGACACCTTCGGCGTCGGAAACATCATGGCCCGGCGCGCCGACAACCATTCCGACACCGTCGCGTCCGAACTGGACGTCGCCTTCTTCGCCCAGGCGAAGACCGAAGGAACCGCATACACCCCCACTTCCACCGACATCGAAGACACCCTGGAAGGCATTATTCAGACCCTGGAAAGCGTGAAGAACGACTACGTCCGCGGCGTCCCCCGGTCCCTGATCCGCCTGGTCCTGGACCCCGTCACCTACGGCAAGGCCCGGAACTACCTGGACAAGAACACCAACAACGCCAACGTGGACACCGCGGCCGAGGACTTCGCTGTCTTCCACGGTGTTCGTTGCTATTCTTCCATCAACCTTCCCGACAAGACCCGCGCGGTCTGCATGATCGACGGCGCGATCGCCCAGCCTGTGGTGATCTATCCCTATCGGGAGCCTGAGAAGATTCCCCTGTCCAATGACTACGGCGTGTCCCTGTTCTTCGACTACGGGACGAAGTGCCTGACCCCTGACCTGATCTTCCACATCACCGACGCCTGATCCGGCGCCTGAATCACGGAATCGGAGGAAATCACAATGAAATTCATCGACAAGAGAACCGGCGCGATCCTGGAACCCGCTTCTGACATGGTCGTCGAGCAGATGAAGAAGTCCCCTGACTTCGAGATCGCCGGCGAGAAGACCGCCGACGACAAGGACAAGAAGAAGGACCTGAAGAAGATGAAGGTCGACGAACTGAAGGCCCTGGCCGCCGAACTGGGGATCGAGGTCCCCGACGACGCCACGAAGGCCGACATGATCGACCTGATCGAGAAGGCCCAGGCTTAACCCAGGACGCGCCAGGAAGGGGAAATCTATGCTTGATCAAATTTTGTCCGCCCTGGGCGACCTGGGGATCGACCGCGCCGACGCGCTGAAGGCCCTTATGTCCGACGCGGCCCCGCTGACCGTCGTGAAGTCCCTTCTGGGGATCAGCGACGACACCCAGGACAGCGTGATCCAGTTCGTGATCAACACGATCCAGGACATGATTCTGTCCTATATCAATCAGGAAACCCTTCCGACGCAACTGAAGAACGTCCTGGTCGTCATGTGCGTCAGCTACTACAAGGGGGCCGGCCTGGGCGATTCGTCCATAGCGGCCGGCCCCGTTGCTTCTGTGAAGCGCGGCGACATCCAGACGTCCTTCGCGGTCAATTCCGGCGCGTCTGCTTCGGCGGCGACCTTCAACCTGGGAGCCGGCGACGACTTCTTCGGATGGAAGACCGTCCTTCAGCCGTACCGGAAACTAAGGTGGTGATCCTGTGTTCGGAAACGCGGCCGCGGAACGCGCGGCAATCGAACGGACCTATGAAGACACGATGGAAGTCACCCGTGTCGAGAAGATCACCGGGTCCAACCACATCACGAAGAAGTCCGACGCTGTGATATATTCTGATATCATTTGCGGACTATCGCTGTCAGGTGGAAACAACAGCGGACAGACAGACGCACAACAGGACGTCGACCACGACGCCGTCGTTTTTGCGCCCCCGGACCTGGAAATCAAACCAGGCGACGGAATCACGCTGACCCGCTTCGGACGGGACGACCCGTCGGCGGCCAGGAAGCGCGTCTTCGAGGTCGTCGGCCGGCCGAATGTCTACGCAACACACCAGGAAATCGAGGTGAAGGAAGGTGATCTGGCGTGACGCTGAACGACTATCTGGAAGCGGTCGCCGGCGTCCTGACTTCCCTATGGCCCGGAAGGACCGTGGAGGTCGACGAAATCCCGTCCGGCGCGGACGGGAACTTCTACGTCGGGATCATCGAATCGAACCAGGACCGGAAACTGGATCGGCGCCGGCGGCGTCTGGTCCAGTTCCAGGTCCTTTATTTCCTGGCGAAAGGCGACACGATGGCCTGGGACGACTGGGCCGATTCCATGTATGAGAACTTCGAGGAATTGACGGTCAACGACGGGACGGCTTCTGGCCGGATCGTTCACCTGACCGGCCAGACCGCCAGGCATGACCAGGGCCAGAGATATTTCCAATTCCTGTTCAACGCTGACGTCCTGTTCCTGAAGGAACCGGAACCCGAACCGCTCATGGAAAATCTTGAACTGTCGGAGGGTATCAAACTATGAGTAAAACGAAAACCGCCACGGCGGCGGCCCCTGTGGACACTGTGTTCACGAAGGACCAGCTTCTGAAGGCGAAGACCCTGGGCGTCCCCCGCGACGTCCTGGCGGCCGTCCTGGTGGACGGCGAAACCTACACGCGGGAACACGCGGTCGAACTTGCGACCGCATTTCTTGACAAGGAGGTCGAACATAAATGATCGGTGGTGGAACCTTTACCGCGCAAAACAAGGTTTTGCCCGGCGCGTACATCAACTTCGTGTCTATGACCAGCGTCGTCACGATGGGAAGCCGCGGAATCGCGGCCCTTCCCCTGGAACTGAACTGGGGTCCCGAAAATGTGATCTACCAAGTCGACGCCGCGGAGTTTAACAAGATCGCCCTGTCCGTTTTTGGCTACGATCCCACGGCGGCGGAACTGCTTCTTCTGCGTGAAGCCCTGAAGCGCGCGACGTCCGTCCTGGTCTATCGTGTCAATTCCGGCGGCGATAAGGCGACAGCGACTGTCGGCGGAATGACCGTCACGGCGAAGACCTGTGGAACCCGCGGGAACGATATTCGGATCACGATCGCCGCGAACGTGGACGACGCGTCCTACTTCGACGTGATCACCTACCTGGACGGCGACGAAGTCGACACCCAGACCGTCAAGGCCGATACCGGAAGCGCGAACCTGGTCGCGAACGACTATGTCACCTTCGGCGCGGCCGACACCATCCAGGCGGCCGTCGGCGTCCCCCTGGCCGGCGGCACGAACGGAACCGTCAAGGGGACCCAGTATTCCGACTTCCTGAACGCCCTGGAAGTGGAGAACTTCAACGTCGTCGGTTATCCTGGCGACGACCAGACCGTCAAGGCCCTTCTGATCGCCTTCGTGAAGCGCCTTCGGGACGACGAAGGGAAGAAGGTCGTCGGCGTGGTCTACGACTACGCCGCGGATCACTACGGCGTGATCAGCGTGAAGAACGGTTATGTCCTGGCCGACGGGACCACCGTCAACGGTCAGAACGCCGTCGCCTATGTGACCGGCGCTTCCGCCGGCGCCGAGATCAACGAATCCCTGACGAACGACGCGGTCGACGACGCGGTCGACGTGGACATCAAGTACACGAAGACCCAGTACGAAGCCGCGATCAATGCCGGCGAATTCGTCTT